CCAATAATGTAAAGTCCTTCTTATCGCCTCTCCCGAAAGAGACAACGTAAGATCTTGTGGTGTTCTTATATGAACCTTTATCAAGTATCAAATCCCCGTCCCTACCCGGAACGTGAACCGTTTCATAATCTCTTTCGGGAATCGTATAAGTCGGAGCTTGCCAGACTTTGATTCCATAATCGGCAGAGGATAAGCCGTTAAAAATTATTATTCCCATACTGCTCCCTTTCTCACGACTTGTTTTTGTAGAATCTCGGAAACTTCCTCGGCAATTTCTTCCGGGTTGTTTCCTGTGATGTTAAATGTGTTTGTAAATGTTTGCGACGGATTTTCTGCCATCTTTTTAATAGACTGCGCTATACCGTCCATCGCCGTAGAATCGTCACTATCGTAAGGCGAATTCATACTCTTTGCTGTTCTTCCGGCTAAATCTACCGACGCCGACATGTTATACCCATTGGCATCATCCATCATTCTCGAAAGAGTATTTGCTCCATTTTGAATTTCGGACAAATCCATAACGGGACGAATCGTCGGCTCGGCGAAATCGCCTTTGTCAACAACGTCGCAAATGTCGGCGATTGCTTTTGTCATAGAATCGATAGCAATGTCCCCGACATCGTCGGTTGCCGCTTCGACCCTGTTCGAGTATGCATGTAAACCATCGGCTAAACCTTCGTCAAGATACATACCGTATTCCGCAAAGACTCGTGACGGAGAATGAATTCCAAACAAATCACAGAACCAATTCTTTATCTTTTTACCGACACTACACACAGCATCTTTTACTTTGTTAACAGCGCTCTTAATACCGTTTACCAACCCATCCATAAGGTTTTTACCGATATCGCAAAGCAAGTCCCAACCACCGGAGAACACCGTTACTATTGCATTTAAAACGGATTTAATTAACCGTTTCATTGCTTCGACTACGGTTCCGGTATTGTTGTCAAGTGCGTCTGCCACTCCGTTGATAAAGCTGATTACCAAATCGAACCCGGCTTGAATTACATCCGGTATCTTTTGAGCAATCCCTTCGATAAAATTAACCACGATGTCTATTGCGGTTTGTACCACCAATCCGATATTATCGGCTATGCCTTGTAAGCAAGCCAATAGAATATTGAAAACTGCTTGAACTATCGACGGAGTGTTTTCAACCAAAGTTGCCAATACACATTGAAGTAGCGTAAAAATGCATTCAACTAATTTCGGAATGCACGCTATCAGAGTTTCGATTAAACCGAGAACGACTTGCGTGACGGCTTCGAATATCGTCGGCGCGCCCATGCCGATTACTTTAATAAATTCTATTATTCCCGTAGCAAGCATTTTGGCAATCGTTCCGATCATACTTGCAACGCCCTCTACAATTACGATAAATGCCGTAACAATCATTGATGCCCCACCGGAGATCGCTGCACAGAACGCAGCAAACGCAGCCGAAAGAGACGCCAACCCTGCGCCGGCAGCAACCAAACCAATACCGGCGGCAAGAACGGCAACGCCGATCAGCGCCAAAGCACCGGAAAGTGCCAAGATAGCAGGCGTTAACGGACCGAGAACAAGCCCCGCAACACCGAGAATAACAAATGCACCGGCAAGCATCAAAAGACTTTTACCGATTTCTGCCCAGCTCATAGAACCGAGTTTTCGTAAAGCAGGCGCCAGCATGTTTAGCGCAATCGCAGCAACCATCAAAGCTGCCGCACCGGATAAAGTCTTTTTCATTAACTTTAAACCAACCGCCAATATAGCCAACGACCCGCCAAGTGAAATTAAACCTTTTGCCACCGAACTCCAGCTCATGTTACCCATTTTGCGGAAAGCCGATGACAATATAAGCAAAGCGGTAGCAACTGCTATCAACCCCAAACCTTTGGATATCATTCCCTTTGGTAAAAAGTTTAACGCTACGGTTACTGCCGCAAGACACCCGGCCATTGATACGAGACCTTTTGCAATTTCTTCCCACGATAACGATGCCATCGAGCGCATTGCCGATGCAAATATCTTCATCGCAGTTGCTATGCCTATAAGTCCCAATCCGGTGGATACCATTTTTGAGGGTTTTACAATTCGCGTAAATGCAGCCAATTCAAGTAGCAAAACGGCTACGGACGTCAATCCTTTACCTATCATCCCCCAATCCATTTGCCCAAAAGATTTACATGCCGACGCAAGTATTTTTATTGCCGACGCCAACAATATCATTCCAAGCGAAGTAGAGAATGCTTTCTTATCAAATTTAGCGAATTTAAGAAAACCGACAACTTCTGCCATTAGTATCCCCACACCGATTAAACCCTTCATCATATCGCCCCAAGACAATTTAGATAAGGTCACACATGCCGATGCGAGAATTTTAATAGCAAAGCCAAACAAAATAAGTTGTGCCGCGCCCTTCATTACGGTTTTTGTACCGGTTCCAAGCGCTTTCGTTGCAGCGACCACAATCGCGACTAACGCTGCCACCCCAAGCAAACCTTTCATCAATGCACCGGGTTCCAACGAAGACAATTTCTTTACAGCGGATGCGAGAATAAGAACCGCAAGAGACATGCCGAACATCAACGCAGTCGCCTTAACCATTTGCGTCTTGCTTTTGCCAAACCCCATAAGCACTTTCATTGCTGTCATCAATTCTATGAAAAGCATGGCAATCGCGGCAACACCGCTCATCAGTTTGCCTTCGTCAATAAACGATAGGACAACCAAAGACGCAACCAATATAGCTATAGCAGAGGCGATTCTAAACAATGTATCCGCTTTCAATTTGTTTTGATAAGCTTCGAAGCACCCCCGAACGCCGTCAAGAATGCCACTTATTCCTTTTAGAATATCTTTTACACCCTTAAACGGTTCGGCGAGACTAGTAACAAATTTGGTTATGCCATAAGCAATTCCACCGACGGAAATCGTCGAAAGGATCTCCATAAGCCCCTTAAAATCTGCTTCCCTAAGCTTCTCAGCCAAATAAGAAAATGCTTGTCCGAGAAGTCCGAATATACATTTTCCGAGCGCAACAATGATGCTCCAAATTTTGCTCATTACTTCTAAGAAACCCGAACCCGACAACGCCTGAAACATTGACTTGAACGCATTTATGAAGAACGACGCAACTTTTAATATTACGCTACCGATTTTAGATAAAATCCAATATATCTTTTCCAAAATCACATGGAATAAATTGAATCCCGGTGTTGTAAATCTTTCTTTTACTGCTCCGATAAATTTCTTAACCGAATCAAATGCTTTTAATATAAGCACCGATACTTTCTGAAACACTTCGGATTCTTTAACTTTTCGTATTAGACTTGCCAATACGGATACTACCTTTACAATAACCCCGACTACCGCCGAAAATACTTTATAGAAGAAATCCGTTTCTTTTATCGCATTATTAAGCTTGTATATAAAATCGCCGAGGCCACCGGCAACATTTGCTATCCCTCCGCCCAAACCGGGCAACAAACTCAACAACGGATCTAAAGCTCTAAACAACGAAGTAATAATAGTTTTACCAATTCCAAGAATGGCGAAAAAGCCACGGAATATACGAGTAATATTATTGAATATTCCCTCGTTGTTTTTAAGTCGTTCCGTAAAATCGCGAATCGATTGAGTTATGTTGACAAGGCGTTCTGCGGTCATAGGCGGAAAAATATCATGGAACGCTTCGCTGACTGCACTGATTACGTTCTTCAATATTTGTAACGTATTCATCAGTGATTCTATCATCAAATCTCTTCCGCCAAGCTCTTTCCATTGCGCAAGAAGTTCGTTTCTGCCTTCGGCACTTGCAGCAAAAATATCATACAGTTCGTTTGCCACATCAGTCCATAGCGTTTTTGCTTCTTCGTAATTACCGAATATAGTTTCAAACGTAGTAGACCAACCCGAACTCACAGCATCCTTTGTCGCATTGATTGCATCCGTAAACGTCTTAGCTTCCTGCGCCGCTTTAAACGCTTTTGCGCCGAGTTCCATCGTTTCGGAACTTACCTTCTTCATTGCGTCGGCAGCAGTTATACCTTCTTCGGAAGCAACTTTATAAACTTCTTCACTATAATTGCCGTACTTGTCCAAAGCGGCAAGCAACACATCGCTTGTAAACCATCCATCCGACAATGTACTTGAAAAGTTTTGCGCCGTAACAAGCGTCCCATTAGCGGTTTCACCTTCTTCCGTAAGAACTCCGAGGGCTTTTGCGGTTTCGATCGCTATTTCTTTGAACTCTTTTGTCGCCATGTTGGCGTTTTCGATGGATTTCCAATCTTGAAGTTTAACCGCACCCATACCAATCGATTGCGAAAGGTTATACATCGCACGGCTTGCGGCTTCGGCATTCTGTCCGGATAATGCGGCCCAGTTTGCTATACCCATCATTGCTGTCACGGAAGTTTCCAACTCAACGCCGTTAGAAGTAAACTTACCGATATTCGAAACCATATCCGTAAAGTTATAACTTGTTTCGTCGGTAAACCAGTTTAATTTTTCTAACTGCTCATTTACTTCGTCAATCGATTTGCCAGTTGCATTTATGATAGTTTGTACGGCGGTGGTTTTTTCCTCATACTTGGCAAAGCCCGAGGTAACTTGGTCTATACTTAACGAAGCAACCAAACGCTTTCCTGCTTCTATTGCCGAGTTCGTTATATTAACCAATGCCGTAATAGCGATGATCTCCATTGCGGAGAATTTATTTCCAACGGTTTCTATACCGGAGGATAATCCGGACATACCGGAAGAACAGTTTTTAGACGAAGCATCGATTTCGTCAAGTCCTCTTGCCGCTCCACCCAAATTTAAGCTTTGCTTTAACCTGTCGAGGCTTGAAATACTGGTTTGAATATTCCGTTCAAATTTTGCATTATCAAACTGCATCTCGACGACTTTTTGATCAACAGTCCTACTCAAACCTGTGTAACCTCCTTCCAAGCATCGTTTGCGATCCGTTCAAATATCGGTTTGATTGCGGGGTTAATGTAATCAACACCCTCGACATAACCGCCATTGTTCGTCGCATGTCCATACTGCAATATAATTGCAATAGGGACTCCATTTTGAATATTTGTATTATTGAAAACTATTGAAACCGTAGTTTTTGTTCTTTTAATTGCATACTCCCAAGAACTTGCGGTTTCTCCGGAGTCTTTCGGAGTTGCAGCAGAAAGAGCGGCTACTCCGGCTCGACCATATTTATCGAGATTGCCCATATGAACAACTTCTTTTGCTCTTTCAAAAAATCGAGACAATTTCGAGAAGTCGCCCTTCTGCTTGAAACTGATCATTTCATTCCTCCGAGTCTTTTTCGTTATTTATCGTTTTCAGTATTATTCGAAGTATCGTCGTTGTTTTTACGGGATAGAAACTGCTTGATAGTTTGTATCACCTTATCGTAACCGAGAGTCGATACCAAAAAACTCAAAAACATAAGAATGACGACTTGCATTACCAAAATCGCCGAAAAAGGTACCGATTTGATTACAACGTAAACAATAGACGAAAGCAACGAAATGACAACCGAAACGATAATCGCAAGCACGTTGCTCGAATATTTCAGCTTGGTGTGGTCAAGTATTTTTTTCAATGCTTCGACCGTCAAGCCGGTAATAATCGAAATAGCCAACAGTGCAACAGACAAAAATTCAATCGTCATGGCTTTACCTCCTATTTACATTATCCTTTTGTGTTATACCGCTGTCTGCGAGCAGCATTTAACGCTGCATTGCGGCTTAAAATTTCCTTACTGCTATGCCGTTTCTTTTTGGGTTGGTTTTCAATATTGCACACTCTTATCAACGTCAATAAACGGTTCAAATGCCATTTCTGAAATTCAACCGGTATATTCAAAGCAATCATCCAACTATAGATAACTTCCGACGTAACGGTGCGCCTTGAATTTTGCTTTGCATCATCATCCGAAAAATGCACCGCAGTCATCGGAGCGTTTATGTATGCGGAAATTTCCGAAATTTGCTTATCGGTGATTGCGGTGTAAACAATCGGATTGACATTTTGAGTTATGGTCATGCATTTAATGTAATCCAACGTTTCTTCGTTTGTCTTATGGACTTTCGACAGAAAAGTCTTATTCCATTTTGCTTCCCATTTGGAAATCGAAACCAAAGAGTGCTCCAATTGTAACTCGCAACCCGGAATGGGAACAAACTCGTTTTTTCTTTCATCCCACATATCGCTTGGAGGAATTACAATTTTTAACATATCCCTTACCCTTTTACTTTAGGAATAATAGCATTTATGAAAGCCGACGCCTTTTCTTCGTTGGTAGCGAGTTCCATAAACAAAATGTTATACGCCGGCGTTGCGGCAAATCCCTCGGAGATTTCTTTCGACTTGCAAAATCTTCTTCCGTCGTCGGATTTTTCACCGTAAGCCGCAAGGATAACCTCTTTAAAAGCTTTAATGATTGCCGCTTGATCTTTGGCATGCACAATTCTCTCGAGTTTCTCTTTGAAACCGCCTTCGGTAGTAAGTTGCATCTCTGCAAGTTCGGACTCATTCAAATTGAAGAAGAAATCTTCGGTACGCTCTTCGTCGTTATAGTCGGTATAGGTTATGGTTTTCTTTAACATAATTGTTTTCTCCTTTCATAGATTAATAAAAATATAAAGAGCCGAAAGCTTTTAACTAACGGCTCTTTGCTTTGATGTGGCTATTACGCCGCAGCCTTGAGAAGCTCGATAACTTCGGAAGGCAACGGAAGTCTCGGTTCTTCCTCTTCGGTTCCGTACAAAATATCTTCGAGAGCTTTGAGCTTCTCCGCAGGTACTTTCGTAGAATCGATCACGAGGGTGGCCGACGGTTTAAAATTGTCGCCGACTTCTACGGGTGTCGTGGTAAACTCCCACGAGAAGGTAATGGCGTCCGGGCTATCGTTGATGGTTTCGTAACCTTTTTCGCTCGGTTGTGCGGTAGCACCGTAAACCAAGTGGAGTTTGTATCCGTAATCGGAACCTTTGGTATCGTTACCCAGTCTGGTTACATAAGAAAGACCGAAAGGCTGATGCGCCTGCTGCGCAACGACAACGCCTGGGGTTGCTTCCACATACCCTTGGCATGCATTGAATTCGTCCGGATACATATAGGCCTCGATGGTGCCTTCGAACTCCTCCGCCGAAGTAAGATTCAAATACTTGATATTATCGGCATAAAGCGCGGTAGCTTCCGCACCCGAGGGACTCTCGGTAACGCCCGTAAGTCCGTTCCACGCGACACCTTTGGGATAAGTTCCGTCTTCTTGAAGATAGAGAACGCCCTTGTTTACGCCTGTTTCATACAAACGTTCGTTAATCTGATCCCATTTAAGTTTAGACATAAATAGTTTCTCCTTTTAAAAATAAATTGTAAAGACATCGTGATGCAGATTATCCGCAACGTAATGTCGATTAAAACTGCACTTTGGTAATTGTGAAACTTTATCGACAATTTCGCTATCGGGATCTCTATCCACGACCGTAAGTTGATAAGCGATGTTACTGAGATAAACTCTGTTATTCGCATGCAAATTTTCTATATTCGCACGAGAATATATAATCGCCGGGTATTTAATATGTACTGACGAAGGGGGTTGAAAATACACATTACGACTCCCTAACACGGTTTCAAGTAGGGTCTGAAGATTTGGTCTTCTATCCATTGTACACACCCCCTATCGACAGCACTAGTCTCGGGTACTGAATGTTGATGTTTGTAACCTTCCATTTAGCACCGTTCAACTCAACGTAACATATGTCGGAATAATGCTCGTTTGCATAAAGGTCGGCTACTATGCTGATTTCGTTTGAAATACGAATATCATCATTCAAACTATCGGAACTTTGATAGCCTTTGGTGTTTTTGATTAAATCGCCGAAGTATTTCTTTTCAACAATCTCATTCACCCACACCCCGGGCTTTGATTCTCTTTGTGTGGAGAATCCTATGTTACCGTAATATTTTGCCATGCCGACCTCCTGCTCTCGCTTTTACTCCATTTTGAATTCTTGCCGCGGATTTACTCTTCGGAGCCGGATGCTTCGCCCGTAGCGGATGCTTCGATGACGATGGCGGAATACGGTTTAACGAGCGCGCCCGAACAACGAGTTTCGATAAGATACTTTTGCTGATTGTAATCGATGTCGAAATCGTCAAACATATTTACCGCACCACCTTTATCGGCACCGACGTTATAATCGGCGAGATTTACGATAATTCCGAGCAACTCTCTTTCTTTGCCGCCGACCGTTCTCGTCTTGCTTTCCATAACGGGAACCGTAATGATTTCTTTCACGCGAAGCTTTGTTGCGAGTTTCTCGACCGATTCGTAAATGTCTCTTCCCGTGCTATCCGTCAAAAGCAAGCAATCGGTAAGCATATCTTCGGTCGTGTAAAGCGACGGATTGCCGGAACCCTTATAGTTCTTACGAGCTTTGATACATGCTTTGATGAACTCCTTGGCACGAGTATCCGCATCCGTTGCTACAACCAACGCCGCAATGGTGTACAATTCGTCGTCGGTCCAAATAGGACGAATCTTACTTTGGTCGATTTTGTCGTTGGACGATGCCAAACGGCCGTCGCCGATAAGGAATGCCCGCGCCAGTTCCTCGTCGAGTTTGCCGCGCATTTCGGACTTAATCCACGCAATGACATCGAAATCGGTGATATCGACAACGTCGTCGCGATCGATGGTTTGTTTCTTATACACGGTCGTCGGGTCGGTCGTACGCTTAAGCAACGAGAATACCTCGTCGATTTTCTTTTTGCCTTTCGTGTAACCTTTTGCTCTTGCTTCGTCTGCCGTAATATTCGCGAGAGTGGATTTGATGCGCGAGAAAGGCGTACGATGTACCGAAGCCATAACCTTTCCTACCCACGCTTGGTCTCTGTCGATCATTACGGGGGTCGTCGTTACGTTTTTATTGTCGGGGAACAGATACTCGATTTTCTCTATTCCGTGTTGCAGCGCCGATTCCTTCAAACTGCCGTATCTCTTCCAATCGTTGATGATTTCCATCTGCTCGGCATGACTAAGTACATCGCCGCCGGGAATAGTTTCGTCGTTTTCGAACACGTTGTGTTTCATGTTGTTTTCGTCTCCTTGATTTTTATCGTTTTCTTCGTCGGCTTCGTTTTCTTCCAATGCCTGCCCGACGAGCGCATACATTACATTTTTTTGTTCTTCGGTCATCGAATCGACAACCTCTTGAACGGTCTTACCTTCCTTCTTATTTTCCATTTCGGATTCTTCTCCTTTTTCTTTATTAGGTTCGGTACTGGGCGGCGTCGGTTTTGTTTCTTTTTCTTCGGACTTTTCATCGGAATGATACAATTCGATTTCTTCTCCCGTAAAGATAACAGCCGAATCTTCGGATTTTTCTCCGTGATTAATCACGTCGTCTATAAATGCACCCGGATTCGCTCCTGCCAAAACAAGACTTACTTCACGAATGATTCCATGAAGAACCGCCGCGCCGTGTTGTTTAAGTTTATTGGCGAATATAGACAACGCAGTCACGTCCCCATGTTCTACCAACAGTTTTGCTTTCTTTCCAGCGGGTGTGTCGTTAAACACACAGTAAGCATAAACTCCGTCGTTTCGATTTTCCAAAACGGCATGTCCCAATACGTTGTCGGGATCGTTATGTTGATGATTCCAAACAAGCGGAACCGTTTGTCCGTCTTGTTCTTTGAAAGCATCCTTCATAATCATCCGGCCATCGGAACATTTGAGATTTGCTTTTGTTGCCCAACCGCTGAAATCATAATTCTTTTCCATTTTGAATTATTCCTCCGTCGGATTGATTGTTGTGTTTGTAGGCGGTGCCTGATCTGTGGAGCCGCTCGGCGCGCTAAGGTTTTTATTCCTTAATTCATCGGCGTGCGGATCTTTCGAAGGCATAAGCCCAATTATTTGTCTGATTTCGTTAGACGTCATAATCTCGTTCCTTGTAAACTTATCTGCCATTTCGGAAATTTGACTTACCGGAACAAGCTTGAAAGGATCTATAAAGAACGAAATCGATTTACGTTGCGAGCGAGCGGTTTTTGTTAAAAACTTTCGTTTCATTTCGTCCGTGATTGCCGAGACTATCGGCTCGATTGAACGATTCTGATAATTTAACATTGTTTTTTCATCGGCGGAACCATCTAATACTCCCTGCGTAATTCCTAACTGGCTATATAGCATACTCGTTAAGTAAGTTATTTGGGACATTAGATTATTTTCTACCGAACGATTCAACTGTGTTATGTGCTCAGTTGCATCCGTATAAGCTATACCGTATTTCGAACCGGCTAATTGCGATTCGATTTGTTGTCTCCGTTCCTCGGCTTGTTTCTTCCTAAGTTCGGATTTAATAGTATAAGGTAACTGGATAATCAAATCCAATTTACCGGAACCGCTTTGTTCATCAATGGCATCCAAAATATTAAGTTTTCGTATCAAACGTTGCATGGTTGAGTTCGGCTCGTTTATAACCGCGTATAACGGATTCTCAACGATGCCGATTGCCTTCTTTGGAAGAACAATGTCTTCCTTTACAGCACGTCTTTCGTTATAAACTCTTACTTTTACATGATTCGGATACCATTCCAAAATTTGTCCGGTTCTTAAACTCAAAACATCGAATGAACTATTATCGATCGGATTACAGGTCGTATCTACCGGAACAATGGCTACACATCCTTCATCAAACATTGACATTACAACGTCTTGAATAAATGCTCGCCCTGTTTGATCGATATTGGCTTCCAACGTCAAGCATTTGTTTAGACCGGAATCGACGGTTTCAACAAATCTGTCGTTTTCATCAAGCTGAACGTGTTTTATACTAATTGCCGACACGTCAAGAGCAATACGATTGTAAACGGATGTAACAATAGATTTTTCGTTACCTCTCGTGAAGCGAGGTCTATCGGGTCTATAAGAATAATTCATTCCTATATTCTCATAAACCGCCCTAGGTGGATCCCTATTAAAAAAAGCGTTCCAAGCATTTTTCAGCCTAGAACCGAAAGTTTCTTTATCGTTATCTTTCATTAAGCACCTCTTTTACGTTTCTACTTTGTCTATCACGGTCTTTTTATACGCCACTTTTCCGGAACCATAAATACCGTTTTTAAGTTGTTGCATGTTGTATCCCTGATCTGCAAGGGCCATAAACACACCGACCTCACCGCGCTTTGCAACAAACGAAACCGTTTTTCCCGATGGCGATTTTAATCCGGATACCTTTTCATTCATCAACGATGCCATTTTCTGATTATATGACATAATCGTAGACGAACTCAATTTCCCGGATTTTGTTCTGGCATTGGGGTCTCTGAGCAACTGTTGTTGATAACTTTTTAATTCTTTTGCAGATTTCGTTCGTGCGCGAGAAGTTATCTTTTCGGTATTCTTTTTAGCCCAACGCATATCCTTTTTGTCAAGGGCATGTTGACGACGAAGTCCTGCCTTTGTTAAAGACCCGTCTTCATTCTGATAACGTCTGACACCCCAGCGTTGTCCCAAAATTCCGTGATGGTAAATTACGTTATTTGCCATTTTGAATTTTCTCCTATTCGAATGCTTCTTTATTTTCTTTGTATGCTATGTAACCGTCCATCATAGCGGCAACGGCGTCGATTTTTTGTTCATACCGTTTTTTAAGCAGTTTCCGATTTCCATTTGTATCCTCCATAGTAATACAGTTCCCCATAGCAAATGTCATTAAGTCCTCGTCGAACAAAAGCATTCTCTCTTCGGAGAGTTTCTTCAATTCACCCAAAGGCACAGATTCGGTTTTTGCACCTTGGATAACTTTGACAATTCCAAAAGGTCCGTTTTCTTGTTCCCAACGCTCTACAAACTTGCTTGCATTGTAAGGGTCGTAGCCAAATGAACGAACGTCGTAGCCACAACGGATAATGTGCTCGTCCAGATCTTCATAAACCTGCATCATATCCAAGACCGTCCCTTCAAGAACGATAAGACTGCCTTCATCGATAAACGATTCGTACTTTTGTCTCATCGCAAGTGGCAATCTAGACAGTGTTAACGACGTTATGTAGTTTCGAGTTTTAATTCCGAAACACCCATTGACTATTGGAAACAAAAATGTAAAAGCGCAGAAATCGTCGCCTTGCGACAAATCCGCACCGAGAGAACACGGCATATTCCAAAAATCTCTTTTCCTATGCGGTAAAGTTTCCTCATAAGTAAAGTAATAGGTATAACCTTCCATTGGGATTCCAAAACGTTTTGCTAAGATGTCGTTTCTTGCCGCGGGAGCTTTCTCAGCTCTTTCTACATCTAATTGATACGTTTCATACGAAACGGTTTTGCCGATGTTCGGATTCGCTTTCGGCCACATATCGGGATTGCTAACTTCATCGATTGAGTCCAGTTTATACCACCAAATAGAAACATGCGGATTGACGTACTCGCCTTTCAAAATATCCGACAACTCCATCTTTATGGTATCCCCCGCTCCGTTACGAACCGTTCCTTCTGAACTTATCGCCACGATTAACCAATCATCGAGTTTTGACGCACCCTGTTCTATTGCACCGATAACATCTTCTCGAATATCGCCGGAAAGCCATTCGTCAACTGTTGAAATTTTAGGGCGCAGTCCTTGTAACTTATTGACGTTCATCGGTCTGATTTCAATCAACGAACCAGTTAAAAAGTTTTCTATTCCCTTCTTGGTCGATGCGAGTTTTAATCGATCGGCTTTTGAACCTGTCGTGTTTTGTAAAGACCCTTCCGTTAAAAAATGAAACAGCGGTCCTCTTGCTCTAGTAATGGAGGTCCTTATAGGAGAAAGAACTTCTTCAGCTTGTTTCATGGTAGGCGCAGTTGTTATTTGATGCGTAGTTGACGTGTCGACATTCAAGAAGTAATTTTGCAAACATGACGCATACATTGATTTCGCAGCGCCACGAGCAACAATTAAATACTGTTTGTTAACCAAACGTTTCTTAATCTTCTTATTAACATAATGCCCGCCATGTCCATCAGGGTTCGGCATATACACGCTACGCTCGACAAAATAGTACCAACCGAAAATTTGTTCACCCCATAGCTTAAAACTATCAAGTAAATTTAAGTCCGCGCCATCGGTAAGTGTCAATTCGCTTTCGCAAAATGAAATCCATCCATCTACGGCTTTGTCGTCATAATAAATTCCCGGATTAGCAATGAGATCGTCGATTCTGTTCATCTCCATCGAAATCTCTCTATTTACCGGTATCTCACCCTTAATTACGGCATCTCGAAACATACCGTAATATTTCGGAACGGCTGTATTCGATAATGCCATTTTGAATTTTCTCCTATTACCAGTTTTTATCCAAATAACCCAACATCGCTTTCTTCACAAAAGCATGTCCGGCTACCGCAAGACCGGCTACCGCCGCAGAACCGACCACGGCACCGGCTATACCCTTTGCCGCATTTCTCTTACCGTTTGATTTTATTGACTCCGAAGTTGTATTATCGATGCCGAATCCTTTGGAACGCAAATACTTTTTAGCTGCACTTATGTTTGCTTCCATAGAAGATTGCTTGTATTTCTCCTTCGCATAACTACGAGGATTGTTTCCCGAAGAAGATGCTTCTTTATCTTGACGATACTGTGCTTTTGCATATCTTGCTACGCCGGCTTTTGTCAAGGTTCCGTCGGCATTCTGATATCGTCTGACACCCCAGCGTTGTCCTTTTACTCCATGATGCATGATTACATTATTACTCATTAATTCACCTCTTTCTTATTTTCATGCTTTTTATTTTGTAGGTAACTTTTTAAGTTCCCTTATAGCAACCGCAATGCCTACCGCCGAGCTGGCTATGCCGAGAGCACCGCCTACAGACTCGAGAATACTACTGAGGCTTGCACGTCCACGTGAAACTTGATTTGCAGTTAAATCGGAATACTGTCTTTCAAGATTCATCCGATTTACTCGTGCCCTTAAATCGTTATCGGACATGTTTTTCAAATCCTTACGGACTTTTGCATTGGCTTTCCGTCCTCCGGAATTTTCGTTAAGTTGTTTTGCTCCTCTTGCAATCTGCGCAGACGAATCGAGTATTCTCTTTGAAGTATTTAAATTCGACGTAACGGCTTTATTTCTTCGTTTGCCTAACGAAGTCAATGAACCGTCTTCATTCTGATAACGTCGTACACCCCACTTCATACCCGGTGTGCCGTAATGTGCGATGAAATGATTATCCATCGTAATTTATCCTCCTGCTTATTAATTTTAAACTGAAACAGTCAAGCGAAACTCCTGTTCACTTATTTGATCTTTTATTGCTTGAACCAGCACAGAACTTTGTGGCGGATCAAAGAGCAGTCGTACTTTCAAATACATATACGATACAACCATTTGCTGCTTCTTATTATCGTCTATATAATCCGACCACGTTTCTGATTTGGAACCAATCGAATAACCTTCTTTGGGACCGATTCCAAGCTGTGTCAAAACCGAAAATGTACTGTTTATATGTAACAGTATGTCTGTATCAAATGACGTGTCATCCTCTCCGATCCCAAGCAATTTTTTAATTGATGTTAAAATACTATCGTTCATATAGCCTCCGTTTTAATGACGCCATGGACAGGTATCATTTTTTGTTCGTTCTACAACTTGAATATCTATATTGTCTAACGAACCGTAATGTATAGCCATATGCGTTTCGTGTCTGCAAGAAATTACATTGTCTGGATTGAATATCTCGGGACTTCGATTTAACACCTGCTCTTTTGTTAACGGATTAATGTGATGTATGATTATTTTAGGATCAAATATCGGTCGATCCGCTATTCCCAAATCGCAACCGTTATCTCTCATAATAATTTGTCTTCGAAACCGTTTCCATTCGTCCGAACGATATAGAGTCTGATTCAAATATCTGTCGTAACCGAAAGTCTCCACACCGACGCCGCCACATAATTTCAAATACTCAAACCTGTCGGCGAAGGTATTTAATAAAACCAATTCAGAATATGATTTAATCATCGTCGCCTCCGTGTCCGCTGTATTTTTTCATTGCTTCGAGCGCCGACTTGTAAATTTCTTCGCTTCGTCTAGCCGACTCTAAATTATCTGTCTTTGCTTTGATTAATTTTTTCTGTTCGGCTAAAATATCCTTTTCCAATCTTTCTTTAGTTGACCCCAATTTTAAATAGTGGGTAATAACTTGAGAAGATGCTGTTCCTTCACGAAGTTGTCGTTCTGCCAAATCGGTAGCTAATGCTATGAGCTGATTCTCTCGAGCTTCCGGTGTAGTTGCTCGACGAATAGGCTTGGACGAATCGGAAGAACCATTTGTATTCGACTTTTTCATCCACTTAATGCTCCTTTCCATTAACTTTATAAAATCCTACTACTATAAGCCCTTCTGATTGAATTTCAATTCCTATGTTTTCTCCACCTGGTATTATAGATTCTGAATAGGCAATTATATTAAGAGGTATTATTAGCATTAATGATAGTGTTAATAAAAATTTTTTCACTTTCTCACCTCAGTAATTACTATTTACTTTTTAGTAACAAAAAAACTACCAATATATTCTTATTGGTAATTATTGTTATTCTTCTGTTTTAAATTCTTCTAGAGTACCATTGTCATTTAAGATTTTGTTCACTGTTTTGGTAGCATTTGCTAATGATTCTTCACAAAAACTTACTAGAGTGACTGCTTCTTCATATTTTTTTACCATGTCATCTAATGGTACTTCTCCTTTTTCAAGTTCTCTAATTATTTCTTCTAAACTTAGTAGTGAACTTTCAAATGTTTTTTCTTTTGTCATTTTATTTCCTCCTTAATTTCTTCCACTTTACTTATTATAAATCCATCTTTTAATTTTGTTGTGATGTTAGTTCCTTT